CTTAGGCCCAAATTAAGTCAGGTTAGTCCCTGGCAAACTGAGCGTCGGTAGTGTTAGCAAACTACTTTGGGCCCAGGTGTGCAGATTAAATACTGCATATATGGAGGTGATTCTGATCATCACACACAACTGCGTAGGTGGGGCAGTTGTAATCTCAGTTTACTACTTCGAGAATAAACAAAAGTAGTGTAGTGGATGTCTACCCCTCATCCTGTGCACGGACAAGCCTATGCAAAACCCTTTAATTATTAGTGATGGAAATAATTGGAGGAATAACGTGTTTTATCAGCGGGTTGGCAACCTGCTGTTTTAGAGATCTTGATGGCGAAAAAGAAATTAAGATTAAAGAACGAATGCGCGATATAATGGAATGCGACGATGTCGAGGACTGCGACTATGATTATTACAGAGATAACAAGCCGTGGTATCCAGGCAAGAACGTTTATGACGGTGCCGACGATGCTGATGATGAAGCTGAGGATGGAAAAGGACCAATAGATGAAAAATTGGGTCTACATCCCGCTAAGAGATTAGTGCGTCGTTATAAACGTAGGAACGCATTTGCGAGAGAACTGTATAATGCAATGAAGGTGAAACATCCAATGGCCTGGAAAAGTAATAACGATTCCACAAAGTTAGCCATTGCTCGTGACATCCGTAATTTTTGCAGTTCTAGAAGCGTACGCACAGTTGATGTGAACCGCTTACGACCTATAATTATAGCGTGCCTTATGGTAAAACAAGATGCCGATCTTCGCGGTGATTTGTTTGCTAGTAGTTCCTACGCCACCAACAGGGAAGTTGCCCGTCGTTGGTGGCAGTTTTGGAAAACGCCAGCAAACGATCTTCTCGAAGATTGATGGGGCCTCGTGAAGGTTGATGGTGTGACCAAGTATAATGGATACCCTGAAATGCACAAAGCATTGAAGGATATGCGTGGTTACAGATTGTCCATCAACAGACATGAGGACAGTGGGACGGTTGGGAGGAAATGGACCAAATTAAGTGGGTTTGGGTTCGATCTCAATCTTGGTGTTAATAATAATGACGTTGATACAGCTCTCGCTGCCATTGTAGAGAGACTGTTTTTTGTGAAGTTAAATAATGGTGATTATAAGAGATCTTTAGATGTAAAGCACTCGGTGATATCAAAACGTATGAAAAAGTTTTACACAAGTTTTACAAAGCGTTGCTTTAAAGCGCTGCCAGTGAATCACAAACAATTTTGTGAGATGTACAAGGGCCCTTTGAAAAGACGTTATGAACGAGCTTGTGAAGAGCTTCTACACAATGATGTCACCGTTAAGGATTCTTTCGTCAAATTTTTTGTCAAATTTGAGAAAACTAATGTGTCGAAAGCACCCCGTGTTATATCACCTAGAGATCCTAAATATAATGTAGAATTAGGGAAATTTTTGAAACCCGTAGAGAAAAGAATCTATAAGACGATAAGTAAAGTTTTCAGAGAAGATAACGTCGTTCTGAAAGGGATGAATGTTACAGAAATAGCAAATGAATTGAAAAAGAAATTCCATGGATTTTCAGATCCAGTGGCAGTTGGAGCTGATGCAAAGAAATTCGACATGCATGTCGATCGCGGCATGTTGATGTACGAACATCAGTTCTATAAATACATTTTTAACAATGACCCAGAACTAGTTAAGTTGTTGAACTGGCAATTGCGAACTAAGGCAAATGGTTATTTCCAAGATGGGAATATTAAATTCCAAATGCCTGGGAAACGCAGTTCCGGTGATATGAATACTGGTCTTGGAAATTGCATAATTATGTGTGCTATGGTTTGGAGTTTTGCAAATGAACGGAATTTTAGAGTTAAATTAGCAAATAACGGAGATGATTGTGTTTTGTTTCTCGAGAAAAGAGACTTGCACCATCTCGATCACTTCCCTCGCTTTTGCGAAGAAATGGGATTTCGAATGGAAATGGAGGAGCCAGTGTATGAGTTCGAACAAATCGAATTCTGCCAAATGCACCCATTGTACACCGATGAAGGCGTTACAATGTGCCGCAATTGGAAAACTGCGCTCACTAAAGATACAATGTGCATTAAAAATCTACCTTTGAACCAAATAAGGAATTGGTTCGCTGCTGTGGGTTTGTGTGGACTTAAAACTTATGGCGGGTTGCCTATATTATCCACAATGTACAAGAAAATGATATCCCTTTCCTCGGATCGCATGACAGCCTTGAAAGACAAGGATTTCCATACGTGGAATTCTATAGTTTTTGGGCGTGGGATGGATAGGTCAGATAATGTTATTTCAACAGAAGCTAGAGTTAGTTTTTACGTAGCTTTTGGAATTACGCCGCAGGAACAAATTGAGATGGAACGTGTTATCTCTAGCCGCGAAATCGAATTGGAATATAAAAATAATCCGATCGACTTTCTGGCAAATGAGATTTCATGGTAATTGGTGTGGGCCTTATTGGTCTGATGGTAAAGTACAAACTAGTGTTGCCACACGTGGTAGCACTACTGACGAGCTTGACGAAGATTGCATGGCACATGATAACGCATACGCAAATTGTGATACCTCTGAGTGTCTCAACGAAGCGGACGACGTGTTCGTGCGAAATGCAAGTAAACGTTCAGTAAAAGGTGCTATTGCCGCTGCCGCCGTCTACACTAACAGGTTCACTCGACCTGCTGCACAAACGAATAACTCAAATAATTCAAACAATTCAAACAATAAAATGGCAAAACAAAACTTACGAAGAAAACAAAAGAAAAGTGACCTAGGATTTGGTCTCCCTGATATTAATAAAAAGTCTGGCACCACCGTGCAATTCGCCCCAGCTGCAATTGCTACGCGTCGTGTGAGTAAGGCTCCGACAATCAAAACAAAGAATGGAACATCCTATATCAAGCATAAGGAATATATCGGTGCCGTAAATAATTACACCGAATTTACAGTTGATTCTTATCCCGTGAACCCTGGTATGGCTACAACATTTCCGTGGCTTGCTAGTACAGCAGCACAATTTGAAAAGTATAAATTCACCAAATTGAGTTTTACCTACAATGCTGTTGCTGCGACTAACAAGACAGGATCGGTTATGATGTCCATGGATTTTGATGCTTCTGATGATACACCTTTGTCTAAGCAAAGCCAAGCACAAACCGTGCCTAGCGCTGAAGACAATGTGTGGTGCAATAATCGTTTACATATACCCGTTGATAATACGAAACGCTTCGTTCGACAAGGTGTGGTCAACAACACTGATGTTAAAACTTATGATTTGGGGAAGCTTCATGTTTCTTCAATTTATGGTGATAATACCATTGGTGGTGAACTGTATGTCGAATATGAAGTAGAACTGTGTTATCCAACGGATCCTAAGACACTTACAACGGTTTTGTCAACATCGCGCAACAACAATCCTTTACAAACTGGGTTTTACAACTTATATGGATACGCAATGCCTTTTGACAGGTATGATGATACTCGGCTAGTGTGTAAAGCACCAGGCACTTATTTCCTTGTTATTAAAGCCAATGGAACAAATATTACAGCAATAGCGACACCAACTGAAGTGTCGCAGATTGTTATTTTCCATGGTTTAATAACGTCCGGAACAGCTGCCTTTGCTGCCTACACATTGCGGGCTGATATGAATGATACCTTGTACATTAGTGACTTGTTTACTGCGGATTCCATAACGGAAGTGTACTATGATATTACCCCTGCTGATAAAAGAACTTTTGATTCTGTCGCATAATCTACATTAAATTTAAATACATAATCTTTACATATTATATACAATTATAAAATACAAAAACAAAATAAAATCTGAACTTAAGAAAGAAAAACACTTACGCGTGAACGGTGGCCGCCAACCACCCGAGGTAAGCCTATGCCTCTGAGTGTTTACTTTTGTATGTTTTATATATCCCACTTGCATATCGTGCCGTACAACTACATGTAACCAATTTTTAAATATTCG